GGTAATCTCGGAATTGAGAAAAAACGTAAAAAGTACCCTAAGAAACTAATAAATATATTGAATCATATCATGAGGATCCAAACATTCGAATCACGACTGATCGTTTCGCTCTTGAAAAAGATCCATGCTATGATTCCTAAAAATGCGGCGGGATAGAGTAGTAGAATCGGAAGAAACGGTGATGACCCTTCTGCTGTTTTCGCAACTAAGAAAATAAGAGTTTCTGTAATGGCAGCAACGAGACCCACCCCAATTCCCAGAAATATTTTGGATTTATCTTTTGCTTCTTTCTGCTGATTTCCGTTTCCATCCTTTGTATATTTAGCGATCATGATTACGCCCGCAAAGGCCATAAGAAGCAATGGCAGTGCCCTTAGATCAAATGTCTCACCCAGAAATAAAACACCCAAAAGAATATTGAAAAAAGGATATGTATAAAAAATAGCCAGCGCTGAACCAGCGGGAAGAAGTTCATAGGATAAAAATGAAGCAGCAATATGAACAAGATTTAACAATCCAAATCCCAGCGATTTCGCAATCGCATAACTCGATCCCCATGATGATTGAAGTTCTTTTTCGGGTGCTAATGTGCTAGCCAGCGCAGTATAAACACCCGTACGCGACAAAAGTTGTGTCGGTAAAGATGTATTTAATTGTTTTATCAAAATTGGATGAAGTGCCAAGGCTATTTCACCCACAATCGTCGTAACGGTCGCCAATTCAGCGCTCATACCCCTCTATACTTGACGACCTTTTTGTAAAATAACTATATAAACTAATAAAAGAAGAAACAAATATGGCCAACGATCCACGTCGTAGCGAACATTTTCAAAAAGGGATTCTCAGTGTGACAAAAGGTTCGCAATCCATTTATTACGAGATTTCTTCTGCTCTCTCTTCCAAACGTGGGTCCGTAATAGGAAGACACGGAACACTCGAATTTGCAGTCATGTACAACATTATCAGAAAACAACCTATTCAAGATTATTATCTTCAACAGCTCGAACGAAATGCGGGTATCTTCCCTTACGGGCAAGAACATGCTGAAGCATGGGCGAAAATGTATTATGATGCCATGAGAGAAGCAGATATTATGGCTGGAGGATGGTATTCGCCGATTGCCAAGGCTGAATTATCCTTCCTCGATATTCATAAAATTCCTGTTATTCCTTTACGAAGCCTTGAACCTTATTATATTGACGAACCTTGGCTAAGAGCCCTTGAAGGACATCGTGTCACAGTTGTTTCGTCGTTTGCCGATACGATGCGAAAACAACTCGGTCGCGCTGAGGCCATTTGGGGATCTCGCAGTTCGGCGCTACTTCCTCATTCTATTCAATGGAGTTTCGTGCGGTCCTATTACAGTTCTGTTCTTGCTGGGGATAAACCATGTGGTTGGTCTGTGAAAAACTGGAAAGAAGCGGTTGATTCTCTTATAGGGGAAGTTCTGAAAACAAACGCCGAAGTTGTTCTTATAGGATGTGGTGGGCTTGGTATGCCTCTTGGGGCTGAACTCAAAAAGCGCGGACTTGTATGTGTCGTTCTTGGCGGAGCAATACAGAATATTTTTGGAATCAAAGGAAAGCGATGGGAGCAACACCCGATTGTGGGTGGATTTTGGAACGATGCGTGGGTTTCACCCAGTTCAGACGAAATTCCCGCGGGGGCTTCGCTAATTGAGGGGGGGTGTTACTGGTGAAAAAATTGAACTGCCGTCGTGACAATTGGAGTGTACACAAATGTTACCTGAACCATGTGAAATCCCCCAAGTATACGGAACAATTATTGTTAGCCCAGATAGTAAAATTCTTCTTGTGAGAGGAAGAAACGGTGGAAAGTGGTCCTTTCCCAAAGGACATCCTGAAAAAGATGAAGATGGGTACCAATGTGCTTGGCGTGAAACTGCCGAGGAAACAGGTATTTCTCTTCCACCCTCCACTGATAAAGACGAAATTCTTAATCTCTCCAAAGGCCGCTATTTCGTCCATCGTCTTTCATCAAAGCCACGTGTAAATGTACATGATTTTAATGAACTAAACGACATTGGGTGGTACACAATCCGTGAAATGCGCGGCCTCTTTAAAAATATTGATATTAGTTGTTTTCTCAAGAACCACACAGACATTCTTTGGGCTCCTCTTTCTCAGGAACTTCACGCATAAATTCCGCTGGGAAATTATCTTGAAATGTCTGTTTTTCAAATACATAGATGGGTGCGAGAGGCAGACTATTCTCTCGCTCCCTTGAATCCATTTTTATATATTTTCCCACATATTCTTCCTTTCCTGGCGAGATCACGTAATTGTAGTACTTGCCGATAACACAGTTGTAAATCTTTATAATGCCTGACATGGTTTATAAGGATTTCGTGTTGCGCGTTGATATCAATTTTTTAGCGGCTGTTTTTACGACGGCGAGTCTTGCGCTGCTTTCTAGAGCCCTTTCGCCCCTTACGATTACGGCGACTCTTTCTGCGACCGCCCACAGGGATTGTTTGTCCGTCGGGCCCGTTCGGGTCTCCAATTCCACCTGGCCATGTAACTGTTAAAGAAGGGGATCGCATCTCTACTTATAGGCGGCAAAAAATTGAACGCGCGATTCGTTCCTAGTGTAGGTACCAATATGTCTTTTAACCAAGAGCAGTTCAACTACCGTTGCGAGGTTGTGCGCGTAAATCGCCGCGTGGGCAATCAGCCACGAACCAAGACCACGCACGCATTCAGCGATATTCAAGAAGCTTACATCTGGATCCAGCAGAACGCAAATATCCAGATTCCCCAAGATCGAAACGCCAGCCAAGTCGGCAACTACGAGTGCCTTTCCTTTCCTTTCACCACCGACATTCTCAACATGAACGTGCGTCGTGAAGGATTCGAGTTCGGCGTGATTCCTCTCACTTCAGATACCAGATACTACACAATCTACTACGTTCCTGAGGACCAAGACTAAGGGGTGACAAAAGATAACAAACAACTATAAAAATAAAAACAACTATAAAATACTATACAGAGGTTATACAATCCGTTTATTTAGATTCACTTGTAAGCATTTTTCATGGATGATGTAACAATATTTCTAAATAGTTTTTTTTCATTGGCTGTTGAAACATTGTATTGATATATACCCATTCCAAGAAATAATATCATAATGGAATTTATAATAAGTTCTATTATTGCATATATTTTTAACATATCTTCGACTATGGATTCTGGGCATTTACATTTTCTCAAGGCCGCAATATGTTGAAGTGTAAATATAGCCCAAATAAAAATACCAACTACTACAGAAAGTACTGGTATAAATAATACTGGAAATCTCAAAAGAAAATTAATTAATGATTTTCCGAATAGTAATGCGATTCCCAGATATAAAATCATAAAATAAGAGAATAGTAATATATATTGACGTTTAGATTTCTCAACCTCGGGACATGGGCATGCTTCTGTTTTCTTTATAAAATATACGCATGATACAAATAAACATAAATTTATAAAATTAAGTACTTGCTGGAGCATTTCTAATTATAGTAGAAAAAAAAACCATATAATAGATGGCGGGGTGTCCCGATAGAGCACCTTTTTTATGCGGAAATAAGACATTGTCAAGAGGACTCTGTGTTCAAACCGAGGCAGACTGTTCGACCCGCAGCAATAGCCTTCGAAACATTCCTAAAACACCCGAAAATGCTCTCGGAAAGAAATATGGTTATACCGATGAACCAGATTTAGGTCGACACTGTTATTTTTCACAAGAAACTATGAAACTCAATTATACTGCGACATTCGATGATGGCGAAGAAGTTCCTCCCACATTTTCATGTTTGACCTATAATATTTGGGGTCTTGCCAAAAATTTAAAAATTCAACGTCTTTTTCAACTTCGCAAACCTCTCTTGGAAGATACCATTCGAAAATCAGGAGCAGATTTATTATGTCTTCAAGAAATGAGCGCATTTTCTTATGGAGAACTTGAAGGGCTTATCCGTGAATACAAATTTGCGAGTGAAGTTCCATATCCACAAGGGACTCCTGTTGCTGGTCGAAATCGTCAAGTCGATGTGTATTTTTTATCTAAATATAAACCCTCCGCAATACATGTGTATGGTCTTCCAGGAGTTCTTGGATATAGTAATTGTTTTATGGTAGTTGAATATAAGAATCTTATCGTATTTAATCTATACAATCAAGCAGGAAGTATTCATAGTCCTGGACAAACACATAAATGGATTCATTATTCGCGATGTCGTTACGATATTTTACAAACAATCTGGAATTTAATTCAGATCAAGTATTCTGAAAAAAATGTGGTTATATGCGGTGATTTTAACTTTCATTTAGACGGTTCTATCGATGAATGGCCAGAAATTGAAATGATCCATACCTTAAAAGCAAATGGTTTTATTGATACCTTTCGTTCTGTAAATCCAGGATTACCAGGACTTACAGAAGATACTGATTTGAATCTTATGCGATGGAATCAAAAACTCATTGAGAAACACCTTCGATACGACGGCATTCTGTTTCGAGGAGCATGGAAACCTACAAGTTCTGAAGTATTCGGAACAGAAATAAGATGTTTAACACCCGCAGATTCTGAATGGTTTATTGAGAATATGTCTGAGGCAAAAGAAAAGGGATTAGAACATTTACGGCTATGTGAAGGAGGAGGAATACCTATAAATCCTTCTGATCATTTTGGTGTTATCACAAATTTTTCAATGCCTGCTAAGGGTGGACGTCGTATCCGTAAAAGCACTCGCAGACGGCGACGAAGATCCAGAAGAAGAATCTTCTAAACACGATAGACAAAGTCCGTTCCTCGCTGGTTGATGGCAACGTTCACACATATAAAATCCTCGATAAATCCATGAAATAATACGACGACTGAAACAACTCCACATTGTTATTATACAGGGTCTAAGGTTTAGACTCTATATAAGAATAAGAATGAGCGACCAAACAGTGTGCCATATAACCAAATCACGCGGGCTTGCCGTTGTGATCAACAGTACCCCCAAATATTATTGGTTGCTACCCGCAACGGTAGGTCTTCTTCGACGTTACGGAACTGCCGTCCTTAGCAGTCTCTACATCGCTACGGAAGAACCTGATCATCCCGTGATCCAATATCTTATAAAAGAAGGTGTTCGTATTCTCGATATCGGACAAGAAAATGCTGATTTTTTTGAATCACGTGCTGCCGCCATGCGTCTTCTTCCTCCTGAAGTGCCATTTGTGATCCCTATTCAAGAAGATTTTCTCTTGGAACGCCCTGGTATTGATTTCAAAGAACTGAATTGTGCTATTCGTATGATGGATGAAGACAACAGTATTGCCAGTATGCGATTCATGCCATCACCTCCCGTAAAATCGAATCTAAGTTATTGGGGTAAATGGGCCCGTAACGGCCCCGAAGATCAAGCCTTTTCCTATCAAGCGACTCTTTGGCGTCGCGAACTATATTTAGGTTACATGGAAGCACTCATCGCCGACACGAAAACGAAACACCCAAATTTCACAAAAGCCGAATACAATCAGTATGCCATTCGCACAAATCCCGCCGAGACACTTGAGGGTCTTCCTTTACTGAAGCAAATCTGTGAAGGCCGTATTCATCTCTGCTGGGCACGCGCGGGTCCATGGGCAAACGCCGTCTATATGTGTCCATGGCCCTATTATCCTACCGCCATTAAAAACGGAATTCTTGAACCGTCGGCTAACGAACTTTTACGCCGTGAAGGATTTGTACATGTTTGTTATGGATTTCGTTAGAACGTAAAATTGAGCGGTGCAGTTTCGAGTGCAGTAGGTAGAAAAGATGGAAGGAAGGTCCGCGATCTCTTTATTTTCAGGTTGCGGTGGAGATACGCTTGGCCTTGAGCGTGCTGGATTCAAGGTAGTTGCTTTCAATGAATTCAAAAAGTGGGCGGTGGATACACACAATACCAACTTCCCGTCTTCTGTACTTTTACAAGGCGAGAAAGGTGTTACGGATATTACCAAAGTACCCGACTCGGTGTTCACACCTTATAAAGGAAAGGTCGATATTGTCTTTGCTGGCTTTCCTTGTCAGGGCTTCAGCAAGGCGGGTAAGAAAAGCGAGATGGATCCTCGCAATCAGATGTTTCGTCAGTTTGTGCGTGTCGCGAAATGTGTCGAACCATCCTTCATTATTGGTGAAAATGTCACGGGACTCTTAAAGATGCGCTCAGGTCCGAAAGACAGCGACCCTTTGATGATTGATCTGATTCGTACCGCCTTTGCCGAGATTGGGTATACTATGACACATCAAATATTGGAAGCCAATGAATTCGGCGTTCCTCAGAAACGTAAACGTATTGTTCTCGTGGGTTGGCGCACTGGGATTTCACTGGATCCCGCAAGTTTCTGGGCGGGCGTCAATGCGTGGGGTGCCACACGCCCCGTTGTGAAACTCTCTTCCTTTGTGAAACCATCTCTTGAAGGAGCACACGAACTTCTTCCCGCAGCTATACCTCCTGATTTCGCTGCCGTGGCTCTACCCATTCCAGAAGAGATTGAGGTGAGCGGCTTAGCGCATCCGTACATTGTGTTGAAAGCGAATGCCTTTAATGCGACATATGATGAAAAAACGCATGATCGGCTTCTTTCCTGTGGTAAGCGCGATAGCCCCATTCATTCTGAGATACTTGACTTGAACCAAGATTCCAAGACAATTATCTGTACATATGACCATCAGCCTCGACTTCTTGTTGGGCTTTTGAAACCCAGTGGAAAAGCTTATGCCCGCTCTCTTCTTCCAGACGAACTCAAACAGATCCAGGGATTTCCTGCCGACTTTCTTATGCGCGGCTCTCTGAAGGAACAAGTCGTTCAAATCGGCAATGCTGTCCCGCCCGCACTTATCGAGGCCGTGGCACGTCAACTCTTACGTGTGCTGCCTTTGAAGAAACCTATGAAAGTATTCAAGGTTGTAGCCAAATAGCATAACACGATTATTGTTCTTAATAAACACGGGTGAGAAAACGAATACACATAAAAAAATAAATAAATTATATATTAAGAAGATGAAAGGTTTTAAAATGATTCAGAAGCAAGGTTAAAGAATTGAAACTATCGTCTATTATTTTTTCTTGATTTTCTATTACGTCGCCTTCTTGGTTTTGCTCGAAAAAAATGTGCCGCTGCCGCTGTTCCCGCCGCTAAGGCACCCATCCCCGCCACTGCTGGTGATATCGCCGCTGTCAATGCTATAGCGGCGGCACATTGCCCTGCTAAACACAGTTTCGCATATAAGTTTCCTTCTGGATCTTTAGTTATTATAATCTGTGATCCTTCTTCATTATCTAATTGACGAACGATTTCTTCGAAACTATTTGCGTCAATGGACTTACCTGTAGATGGCGTTGACATGGGTGTGATAGCCATATTGGCGAGCCCAATTGCGGGCGTGGGTGGTGGGGCACCTGGGGCTAGGTGACGGCGTGGCGGGGTTATGGGCGTAGAGGGTGGTGTGGGGGGTGGTGTAGATTGGGGCGCACGGACTCTTAATGCCTTCGTAAGTTTGTTCCTTGCTCTAAGGGTCCTATTACCCTTTTCCTTATTGCTCATGCCCATACCAGCTGTGCCATAGATCCAAGGGTCGTTAACACCATTGTAAATACTACTATTGAAATTCAGCGACATCTCTCTACTATAATGCAAAAATTGAAGTAGTTGACCCTACTTTTTTACGTAATCTAAATAAAGATGAATAGTGAATGGTTCGCCTACATTTTGAAGCACCAAGACGAGCAATGGAACTGGCAACAACTTTGTTCTAATCCTCTTCTTACCTGGAAAATGATTGAGAATTATCCGGGATTACATTGGGATTTCAATCATGTATCCATGAATCCGAACGTGACTGCCGACATTATCATCAAACATCCACAATATGATTGGAACAATTTCTTATATACAGCGAACCCAAATTTTGAGTTCGCTCATACATTCATCACCGAGGGTATGTTTGAACATAGTTTCGAATGGAATTGGCTATATATGACCTTTCATAAGAATATTACATTGGAGATAATTCAGAACAATCCTACTAAACCTTGGAATCCATTGTATATTTCACGCAATCCCAATATCCCTCTTAACCTTATACGTAAACATCTTTCAGACCCTTTTGAAGATCTCTTTGACTTCCTACCCAAAAATCGTTCAAAAATATGGAGTAGAGGTTTTCTTAGCGAAAATCCTCGTATCACAATCGATTTAGTCAAGGACTTTCCTGAGTATCCTTGGAACTGGCAACTTCTTAGTAAAAACCCTTCCATTACTTTACAAGATATTTCTGAAAATTCTTTGCCTTGGGATTGGCCCTTTGTTTCTCAGAATCCGAACCTTCAATGGAGTTATGTAAAACAGAACCCTACAAAAAACTGGAATTGGAACGCACTTAGTAAACACCCCAACATTACCTTTGATACAATCTTCGCGAATCCTGATTGTCCATGGGAGACTCCCATGTTTAACATAAATCCAAATCTGACATGGGATATCGTAGATGCCCACCCAGAAATTCCCTGGAATTACTACCTTCTTTCTGCCAATCCTATGCCCTATTATTGCGAGTCGGCAGCAAAAAAGCGTTGCCTTGAACGGTGTGCATTGCTCAAGGAGGAATTGTTGTATTCTAGATAGATGGAACTACATAATATAAAAGTTGTTCCCGATGATATTCTTACTAAATTAAATACAATGATGAATCGTGACTGTCAAGCATACTGAAGACTATAAATTCAGTATGCTCTAATTAGAGTAGGGATGATTAAGACTAGAAAGAATAAAGTATTTTCGGAACATTTTATTCGTTCTAAGATAACTACAATAAATTATGATAAATACCTTGATAGGACATTTTATTTTGGAGAAGACCCATTTAAGTTACCAGCAGATGATGATTGGGACCCAAAAACAGGTTCATGTGCCATTCATGCTTTATTCACAATTGAGGCTCTAGGAAAAAAAGTTACAGAACAAATCAAACAATATAAAGGGTTTCACGAAGTTACTGAAAAAAATATAGAGAATATTTTATCTAAACTTGATAAAGGAAAAATTATTGAATTTACTCATTCTTATAGAAATAAATCTATTACCTTACCAAGAAATAATTTATATGATTCACACGATTTTATTTTAGTTAAAGGAGGTAATAAATATTTTTTATCTCAAGGATTTCAGTTTGAATATAAGCATTTATTATCTTCTTATACGAGGAAACAAGTAGAAAAAATGTTAAATGATATTGTTACATATCTCTGTGATTATGATAATATAAAGTTATGGAAAAATTTAGATTTATCTTACTACAAGAAATATTTTAAGGCTGAACTTTTAGTTGGAAAGATGGACCAAATAAAAGTAGACCCTGAAAAAAAGGTTAATGGGATTATCTTAGAATATTTAATAATATAGTTATATTTATAAAACGATTTTGACACTTCCAAAATTGGGTGGTCGTAAAAAAAAGCCCGCCACTCTTTTTTTCTTTGCTTTTTCAAGATTTTTTAAAGGCCCGCAGGGCCGAATTAGATACCGTCAATGTCCAGTTCGTCCTCGTCCACGTCAGGTCGTTTCTGGTTGCGCTTTGACTCACGGCGTGCCTTATCCTCCTCCTTCCCCCCCTCCTTTTCCTTGTCCTCTTCAGATTCCTCCTCCTCAAACACAAAGTCCTCAGGTTCCCCCTCTTTAGCGCCGTCTGCCAAAGAAAGCATCCACCCTGGTAACTTGTCCTGCTTCAAGAGTTTCTTCGCATCCTTCCGGGTCAAGACGGCCATGACGTCGTAGGTCTTTGTGTCAAACTCGCGCACACCAAGAACCACGATGCTCCCCGCAGGAAACATATTCTTGATATTACACTTGCCCAACAGCCCACGCAAGACAGCGCGCACCTCTGTCTTGTTCGGTAATGTCACCGCCAGTTGACCGTTGCCGCTGTGCTTGTTGACAAGTCCAAACGTCGTGTCAGCCACATACGTCTCTGGATCTACAAGCTTCTCCACAAGTTTCTCGCAAACTTGCTCACGGTGCCTCGCCAAACGGTTCTGCTTTGCTCCAACTTTCTTTCCTGGCATTTTCGTAGTTTCTTGAATGGTACTTACGAAAGTGAACGAACGAGCGTTCAATTTTTTTAACGCGTTTTCCATTTGAATCAAAAAACAGCCGTTCATTAGAATGTTCTTTTGTCTATATCGTTTATGTTCAAAACGATGTGGAAGAAATATATGTGAAGATGTATTTGAAGAAAACGATTCGATTCACGACAGCACCCCCTCTTCTTCACCCAAAAGTGATAGAACAAGAAAACCAAAGAAAATCTTAACAGGGGCAGAACGCGAAGACCTTTGGGAAGACTTCTTTAATCTTACACGTATCCTCGAGAAACTCAAAGAGCGATACGATATAGAAATAAATGATAAAAAAAAGAAGAACCTAGAAAAACGAATCGTAAAATGTGAAAAAGAAGCTGTGGAGATCGCCACGCTTCTGAAAATCCTGTGATTTTGCTGTTTATCGGCTTATATTTTATGTGTTTTTTATTTGGTTTTATGCGTTTATGGTTCTCGTTTGGGTAACAAGCTTACTCATATCGCCACCCGCGCTGAATCGGTCCCTCGCTTATCCGCGCCGCTGCCTCTGCTGCCGCTGCCGCCTCCGCCCTCACAAACTCCTGGCGCATCTGCTCCCCACGCTCCCGCAGCCGACGGAGAATCCCAACCATCTCTTCCTCCGTCGGCTGCGCCCTGATTGCTGCTTCCATTTCTACGGAGGCTGGTTGCTCAGAGCGCCAAGAGCGCACACGAGTCACCCACGCCTCCCAGCCGTTCTTGGCAATGTCCTCGATTTGGCGCATGGTCCAGCCGTAGGAACAGCCAGAATGGTCGTCGTAGAGTTCGCCAATCTTGATGTTGATCTGCTGCAACTTGGCTGGCGGGTCGCTGAACATGAACCCCTTCCCCGCCTCTGGGACAAAGGTCTTCAGAAACTCCCACCCCTCCGCCAAGGAAACGCCCTTGTAGGCGGACTCCACCATCTCCGCAGAGTGGCGGTCCCTCATCCAGTCAAACGTGCCAGCCTCAGGAAAGTTGTTCGTAGTAGTGCTCATCTTGTATTACTGCTGAAAGGTGCTTAGTGTTTGTGGAAAATGGTCGTTCAATTTTTTTGGCACTATAATCGCCAAGCATAATCGGGCCTATTCCACGATAAGATAGTTTGAGGCCAATACGGTTCCCCTAAATCTGTCGGCATCTGATTCTTTCGATAATAATCAGATGGAATTACAGTTTCTGGACAAGGTATGGCCTTAGGCGCCAAATCATACGGCTGAGAACTATAATTAGAAGTGCGGGAGGTTCCCGAAGAACGTGTTGGTACTCTTGTATCTTCCATCGGCACAAAATACTGTCTTTGTTTTACCAGAAATCCCAGAAATAGAATACATAGGAATATGAGCAAGAGTTTCATCTACTATGATAGATGAAAGCACGTGGGATTCTTATCTTCTTTTTTTTAATAATCTTCGGCAGCATCTTTTTCTTTCGTGAAGGATTTCGTGGCGGAGGTGGCGGTCACGGAGGTGGCCATGGAGGTGGCGGCCATGGAGGTGGAAGTGGATTCGGCAGAGGTTACGGTTCTTTCGGAGGTTCAACGGGCGGTGGCTGGGGTTATTGGCCTTATTGGGGGCGGCCTTATTATTACGAAGCCCCAATCATTGTTATAGGGTGTACAGAAGATTCTGATTGTGAAGATGGTGTATGTTACAATGGATTCTGTAGGTAATTTGGAATTCTCTTATAGAATGGTTACCATCAAGATTCCTGCCTTATCATCACCCCCACAATCCCCTAAACCCACTTCCTCTATCCCTGCCTTATCATCACCCCCGCAATCCCCTAAACCTACTTCCCCTATACAAATTCCTAAACGTTCTGCCGCTATCCCCGCGTTATTATCACCCCCACAAACTGCTGTGCCTCGACCCGATCCAGATATTCCTGCCCCAGGTGAAGTCGAAGTTTTTAAAATGATTCCATCAGAAGGTAAATGTTATAAATATGCCGCTTGGACACGCAGTAATGGTGTAAGCGGCATGGCAGCAAGATATAGGACAGCGCGATACTTTTTTATGGGTG